CTTTTGATGCTTTCAAAGAATGGGTGGACAAGAATGCTAAGCCTCAAAAATGATGATTAGAAAGGAGTAAAGACATGTTTATATGGGATTGGGTATCAATCGCCTTTGGGTGGTTGGTATTTTTGTTGTTAATATTTATTATTATGGCCGTAATCAGCGGAATAATTGAAGGTATAAAGAAAGGAATAGAAAAATGAAAGATTGGAAAGAAGGCTTTATCGATGAGTATAATTCGCTTAAGGATAAATATACAAAATTACATAAAATGGTTATCAAATACGAAGCTGGTACGCTTGAATTTGAGCTAAAATGCTCAATTGAAGTTTTAAAAAATCAAAAACGTGCCATGGGTCAGTATTTATACTGGCTCGAAGTTCGATCAGAAATCGAAGGAATCGAATTATAAAACTAACCGTATGGAATCCCGTACGGTTTTAATATTGTCCAAGCATTGAAGACTCTAAAAGCTATGGAAATTACAGTCGGGGACGACTTTAAAAATAGGAGGTTCGCAATGAACGAAGAAACACAAACAGTCGAAACGGTTGAAGAACAAAAGGTATCTGCAGAACCTGCACAACAACCGCAAGACGAGAAGAAGTACACAGATGCAGATGTCGACGCTATCATCGACAAGAAATTTGCTAAGTGGAAATCAGAGCAAGAAGCTAAAGAAAACGAAGCTAAGAAACTTGCCGAGATGAACGCTGACGAGAAACAGAAATATCAGTTGGATCAGCGTGAGCAAGAATTGGCTGACCGTGAAAAGGCTATTGCTCGTAAGGAATTGACCGCAGAAGCTAAAGAAATGCTAAGTGAGCGCGACTTACCTGTTGAGTTAGTGAATGTAGTTGATTTGACAAGCGCAGAGACTGTATCAGCCTCTATCGGTGCCCTACAGAAATCATGGGAGCAAGCCGTACAGAAAGGCGTACAGGAAAAGTTGAAAGGGAAAGCCCCTATCAATCACGCGCCAACTGTCAACGATGAGTTGACTGTTGAAGAGTTTAGAGCCATGGGATATAAGAGCCGTAACGAACTCTTCCTAAAGAACCCAGAGCTTTATAAGAAATTGAAAGGATAATTGAAAAATGACAGCAGGACAAACTAAATTAGCCACTATGGTTAATCCAGAAGTAATGGCGGATATGGTAGCCGCTAAATTACCTAAATTGATTAAATTCACACCATTAGCGTATGTAGAGACAGAGCTTGAAGGTCAACCAGGTAGCACTTTAACAGTGCCAGCATGGGAGTATGCAGGAGACGCTACTGAAATTGAAGAAGGCCAAGCAATTACGCCAGACCAATTGACTACTAAAAAGACTACTATGACCATCAAAAAAGCAGGTAAAGGGTATGAAATTACCGATGAATCTCTTTTGTCAGGTCTAGGAGACCCAGTAGGTCAAGCGACTTACCAGCTAGGTTTGGCAATCGCTAACAAGATTGATAACGACCTTGTAGCAGTAGCAAAAACAGCGAAACAATACGTAGATGATGCACCTACTACACTTGAAGCGCTTGATAAAGCTCTTGACGTTTTCGAAGATGAAGAAGATGCTCAGTATGTAGCTATCATCAATCCAAAAGACGCAACTAAGTTGAAAACAAACGTAGCTAAAGAATGGGTCAAAGGCTCAGACATTGGTGCAGACGTTGTTATCTCAGGTACTTTTGGTGAAGCAGGCGGTGTACAAATCGTACGATCTAAAAAAGTTGATGAAGGTAAAGGCTTCCTTGTTAAAGTGTCACCAAGTCAAACAGAGACAGACGACGCTAACAAGTACGGAGCTTTTGTCATCTTGCTTAAACGCGACGTGGCTATCGAAACAGACCGCGATATCTTGAAGAAGACTACTGTAATCACAGGAGATGAACACTACGGCGTTTACCTTTACGACCCTACACGAGTTGTAAAATTTGGTGGCGCGTAAGAAAGAGGTGGCGATATGAGCTTATTGCTACGACGTCATTACATTCAAGAAGAGCAGGTTGACCAGTATTCTGATTTAGAGAATAAAACTCTAGAAGAGTTGAAAGCTCTAGCAAGAGAAGCTGGTGTAGCAGGCGCTTATAAGTTGACAAAAGCCGAAGCCATTGAAGTTTTGGAGGAACTAAAGAGTGAAAGTTAAAGTCAAGCAAGAATTTTACGATTGGGAAGCCAACGTAAAACGACTTGCAGGCGAAGAACTTGACCTTACTGATACACGATATGCCGAGCTTGTAGAGAATTTTGCAAGCAATGGCGTATCTGTATCAGATATCCTTGAGGAAGTAGGCGGTACTGAAAGCTACAATCCAGTAAGTTATAGCCCAGTCAGTACCGTTCAGGCCCCTCAAGTGTATGTGTCGGGAGAGACTACGCCTTTAAGTCAAGAAGGAGTTTAAAATGTCTATAGAGTTGCTGAAGAAAATGACAGGCGAAGAAGATACTCAGCTTCTCATGTTGCTCCAAATGAGGGCTACAAATCTTATCTTGTCAGAGACTAATCGCACATCTTTGACACCTGCTTTAAGTCTCTTAATACCTGAGGTTGCTATCGAGCTCCACAACCGTTCAGGAGCGGAAGGAGAGCACTCTAGAACCGAGGGTGGTATAGCAGTAGTCTACGGAGAAAACGGCCTGTCTACGGGTCTTCTACAGCGTATCCGCATGCACAGACTAGCAAGGGTGGCAGGCCATGTTTTTGAAGCAGAGTAGACTGAAACCTTATCCAATGCGACGGTTTGAAAAGACTGTCACAGAGGAAGGTGTCGCAAAAGAAGGGTATGCCAATGAAGCTGAGACAGTCCGTCTTGAATTGTGGCCAGCTAGTAGCAAGCTACAATCTGAATTGTATGGCGAGCGTGTCAACGACATTTTGAACGCCAATGCCAACAAGTCAGCTACTATCAAAGTGAAGGACGGTGTGTGTATCGATAGCCAGACGAAAGTGACTCATAAGGTTATTTCTAAAAAGGTTTACACACACCATCAAGTTTTGGAGTTGGAACGTGTCAGAGCTACTAGGGGCGGATAGGCTCATAGCTAAGTTCAGAAAGTTGTCAGATGTTGCGCAACGGGATATTGTTTCAAAGGCGGTTCATCATGCAGCCAAAACCATTGTCCAAACTGATGCAAAAAGACTGGCACCAGGCAACAATGGAGAACTTAGAAATAGTATCAAGACTAGGGTTAAAATGGACGGAGATAAGGTTATAGGCGAGGTTTATACCAATCTGCACTACGCTCCTTACGTTGAGTTTGGTACAGGGCCAAAAGGACAAGCTAGCCATTCGGGTATATCACCAGAGGTCAGCGTGTCTTACAGGTCTAGTCCGTGGTATGTGCATGAAGACCAAATCAATGTAGGACCGTACCACTTTCAAAAGATTGGGGAGTTCTACAAGATGTATGGTCAACCTGCCCAGCCTTATCTTTATCCAGCTTTGAGAGACAATCAAGAGCGTGTGTCTAAGAATATTTCGAATTATGTCCGTAGAAAGATAAGAGAACAAATATAATGATCAATATCAAGCCTGTTATTTATAAAGAATTGCAAAAGGTCGCAGATAATGTGACTGATACTTATCCTAGCGATTGGGAGACATTCCCAGTCGTTATTTTTTTAGAAGAACAAAACAAGCCGGGTGAATGGTTTGATGACCAGGAACAAAAATCATCTATCCGCTACAAGGTAGATATCTTTGATGATACCAGCACTAGTGAGTTAGCTGTTAAAATAAATCAGATTTTTGAGTCTTTAGGTTTACGAAGAACCGATTGCCAAGACGTGCCAGACCCGTCTCATTTGAGACATAAAGTCATGCGTTTTGAAGGTGTTGTTGACTTACACTCAGAGCTTGTTTTTCAATTTAGAATGGAGAATTAAACATGTTAGCAAACGGAATTACGTTGTCTTATAGAAAAACAGAAGGTAGCTATACTAAGCTCGTAGGACTTAAAGAAGTACCAGAGTTTGGTATCGAACCTGAAAAAGTCGAGAACACTACTCTTGAAGATAAAGTTAAGAAGTATGAGTTCGGTATCGGTGACGCAGGGGAATTGGAATACAAATTCTCTTACAAGAACGATAATGAAAACGCACCTTATCGTGTATTGCGTAAAGCCGCAGACAATAAGGAAAAACTCCAATTTGAACAAGCTTACCCTGACGGTACTAAGGTCAATTTTGAAGGCCAAGTATCTGTTAAGCTTGGCGGTGGCGGTGTCAATGCCGTTATCGAATTCACACTTAAGATTGCATTGCAGTCTGAATTGACATTCGTTGATGGAATTGGAGGTTAATTAAATGGCGTTAAAATACACAACTTGGAAAGTTACTGACGAAAAAGAGTTGAAGCTGCGTTTGACATCTCATCAAGCTGCAACTGTGGAAGAAAAAATCGGCATGAACTTGCTAAAGATTTTCATGCCTGAAGCTGGCGAAGAGTTCACTTTACCGCCTTTGAAAGTTATGCTGTTGTTAGTTCATGGAGCCTTGCAGCAGTATGAACATGGGTATTCCTTTGAGGATGTCTATGATCTATACGATGAATACGTGGATAACGGTGGAGACCAAACAACCTTCATGACAGAGGTCTTAATGCCACTATTTGAAGTATCGGGTTTTACTCCACGAGGAAGCAAGGACAAGAAAACTTCCAACAAGAAGAAAATGACAGTAGTCGAGTAATTTTAACGGTAACGCAGATTATTGAGAGGCTTTACCCTATGTTTTTGGACATTGGGGGTAAGCCTCTTGATTTTTGGGATTTGACCGTGCTTGAAATCAGAGAAATGATTGAGAGCTATAACCGTGTCAAAGCCCAAGAGCGTAAAGAAAAGATTATTGACTCTTATAGACTTTCGCAGATGATATCCAACCAAGTTTCCTTATTGTTATCGAAGGATGCCAAGGTCTTTGAGTTCTGGGAATATGCGCCTGAGTTGTTTGTAGAAGAACAACAAGCTGTAGAACAGGAACGACAGAGACAAGCGCTTTTGTTGCACAAGGAACGGATGCGTGAATTTGCAGAGAGACACAATCGAAAAAGGAAGGAGGAAATGAATGGCAACTCTTGACGAATTGAAAGTCATGATTGACGCTGAGATAGCGCCTTTCAGGAAGAAGATGAAAGAAGTCGAGAATCAGGTCAAGGGGACATCTGATCAAGTGAAGAATGCCACTGCCAAAGTTCGTGAACAGTCGAACTCTATCAGTAGTGCGTTTGGCAAACTAGCCAAGTTCGCTGGTTTTGCAATCCTTGGTAAGAAATTGCTTGATGTTGGGATGTATTCAGCACAGACAGCTCTTGAAGTATCAGCGGCTATGAACCAAATCAAGCGGCAGATGGGTGAGAGTTCGCAATCTTTCTTAAAATGGGTTAACGATAACGCCAATGCTATGAATATGGGTGTGGGTGAGGCTACCAACTACGGTGCAGTCTACTCAAACCTATTTTCTGGATTTATCAAAGATACTAACAAGCTAAGTGCTTATACCGCTAAGATGTTGCAAACATCGGCAGTTGTTGCTGAAGGTTCAGGGCGCACGATTACAGACGTTATGGAACGGATTCGCTCAGGTTTGCTAGGGAACACGGAAGCAATTGAGGATCTAGGAATCAACGTCAATGTGGCTATGATTGAGTCCACTGAAGCTTTTAAGAAGTTCGCAAACGGACAGAGCTGGCAACAATTAGACTACCAAACCCAGCAACAAATCCGTCTTATGGCTATTTTGGAACAGGCTACGGCAAAGTATGGAGATACCTTGTCCAACTCAGTCAACGGTAGTATCAGCCTGTTTAAGTCTCTGATGAAAGATAGTGCATTGAACCTTGGTAACTCTATGTTACCAATTATCAATGCCATTATGCCTGTTTTGAACTCTTTTGCTATGGTTTTGAAGAACGTGACTGCTAAACTCGCTGAGTTTATCGCTTTGATGTTCAATAAGAAGGCTACGGTAAAAGACGGCGCTGCAGGAGCAATCAGCAACGTAGGAAACGCCATGCAAGACGCTGCAGGAGGTGCAGATGATTTAGGAAACGCAATCGGAGACGCAGGGGACTCAGCAGGAGGACTTGCTGATAATCTTGGAGACTCAGCCAAAAACGCTAAGAAGGCCGCTAAAGAATTGCTAGGTCTTATAGGATTTGATGAGATTAATATCTTACAAAAGCCAAAAGACGACTCTGCAGGCGGTTCTGGCGGTGGAGGCGGTGGCGGTGGCAAAGGTGGTAAAGGAAAGGGTGGCGGTGGCAGACCTTTCAAAGACATCTTGCCAGAAGTCGAGTTGACCGACATGGGAAATCAATTCAAGAGCATTTTTGACGGCCTTGGGGATAAGCTGAAAGGGTTGTTTGACCTCTTTAAAAAAGGTTTTGATGCAGCATTTAGACCAGAAGGTTTAGAGCGTATTAAAGCTGCTTTAGAGCGAATCAAGAAAACTCTTGAAGAAATCGCTACTGACCCAAGAGTTGTAAACGCCTTTGACCGAATGGCTGAGAAAATCGCTTATGCTTTAGGTCAAATAGCTGGTTCGTTAGCTACTATCGGAGTTGGTATTGGTGTACTCCTTACCGAAAGTATTGCAAACGGTCTTGAAAGGCAGAAAGAACGCATTATCAGGGCGCTAGTCGCTTTGTTTGATAATGTTGGTAACATCGCAGAGGCAGCAGGAAACATCGCTCAGGCCTTTTCTAGTTCTTTCTACGATGTCATTACTTCTACTGGTGCAGTTCGTATCGTTAGCGCTATTGTGTCAACTTTATTAAGCTTGGCATCTACCATTGTTGAAGTTGGTAGTGAATTAGCAGGAAGTCTGTTTAAAGGTTTTGAAAAAGTCGTTGTGACAAGCGCTCCTAAAATTTCTTCAATGCTCCAAAGCCTTTTAGACATTGTAGCTCCAATATTTGAAACAATCGAAAGCGTTGTTGATAAGTTTGGCGATGGATTAAGTAGTGTCTACGATGAACACGTAGCCCCTGCTATTGACTCTATTGCCAATGCTTTTAACGGACTAATTGATATCATCCAAATCCTTTGGGAAGGAAGTTGGAAACCTTTTGCTGAGTTCTTGTCTAATACATTTGGTTTAAGTATTGAAGGCGTCGCTGATTTGCTAGGCGGAGCGATTTTATCAGCGCTAAAAATACTGGCTGATACAATTAAACTTGTAGCTGATGGTTTCACTGCTTTTTCTGACTGGTGCAAAGAAAATAAAGAGATTATCTCTGTAATTGCTAGTGTGATTGGTACGCTTGCAACAGTGTGGCAAGGAATTAAGTTCTTGTCTTGGGCTGAACAAGCTGGAGGACTTGCAGGAGTATTCGGATCATTAAGTGGCAAGGTTTCCTTTATTGTTAGCGGAATTAAAAATCTTGGACTAGCTTTGAAAGCTTTGACATTTGATAAATTGGTCAGCTTCGGAGAAACCATCTATTTGAATGCGTTGTATGCGAAAGACTTTGTAGTTAATTCAGGTAAATTGATTGTAGAGTTAGGGAAAACTGCTTTAGAACTTGGTAAATCAGCACTAGCTTGGGGTGTTCATGCGGCACAAATGGGGCTTGCAGCAGCAGCGGAAATCGCTCAATCGGTTGCAGCAGGAGTTGCAGCAGCTGCAACATGGGCGCTCAATGGAGCTATTGCAGTCTTGACCAGTCCGATAACTTTAGTTATCGCAGCAATCGCAGCCTTAATCGCTATTGGTGTCTTGCTCTACCAAAACTGGGACACTGTTGTCGAGTTCGCTAAAACAGCATGGCAAGGGCTATGTGATTTTATCAGTGGTATTTGTCAAGCGATTGGTGAATTTTTCAGCGGTCTATGGACGAAGCTCCAAGAAATCTTTGAGCCAATAGGCCAATGGTTTAGCGAGAAATTCCAGCAAGCATGGGATGCCATTGTAAACATCTTCTCTGGTATCGGAGATTGGTTCTCTGGTGTATTCCAAGGCGCATGGGACGCTATCGTTAATATCTTCACACCAATTGGATCATGGTTCGGAGAACGTTGGGCTGATGTGACTAGTGCTTTGGCTAATATCGGAGCATGGTTTACTGACATGTTCGAAAAAGCATGGACTGGTCTAACCAATATCTTTAGCAAACTAGGTTCTTGGTTTGGCGAGAGATGGAACGATGTCACAAATGCTCTTGCGAATGTATCTTCTTGGTTTGGGAATATGTTTACTAGTGCTTATAATGCAGTTAAGAACGCGTTTAGTTCAATTGGTAGCTTCTTCAGTGGAGTTTGGGATACGGTTAAAAGTATCTTTGTTAACGCTGGTCAAATGGTTGGTAGCGCAGTGGGTGGAGCTTTCAGAAGTGCAGTCAATGCGGTTCTTGGAACTATCGAGAACGTAGTCAATGGTTTTATTGGCATGATTAACGGAGTTTTGGATACTGTCAGAGGTCTTCCAGGATTAGGATGGGTCGGTAGCGTTGGATACGTTAGTCTTCCTCGTCTTGCCCGTGGTGGTATTGTTGATAGTCCGACTGTAGCCATGATTGGTGAAGCGGGTAAAGAAGCAGTCGTACCACTTGAAAATACAGGATTCATCCAAACACTTGGGCGAGTTGTCAGCAGTGCGGTAGTAAATGCCATGGCTGGTGTAAGTCCACAAGGTGGATTTTCTGGCGACGGCGACATCGTTATTCAAATCGGCGGACACGAATTCGGACGTGTGGCTATTCAAGAAATAAATCGAGAACAAGAACGTGCAGGACAAGTCTTGCTTAACATTTAAAGGGAGGTAAAATGGCACGCTTAATTATCAATGGGGTGGCTGTTAAGCCTCCTCAAAAATTTCAAGTCGGTATCCAAGATATTGACGGAGAAACGGGTCGCAATGCGAACGGAGACATGATGCGTGACCGTATCACGACCAAGCGAAAATTAGACTGCGAATGGGGAATGCTGACTCAGGAAGAGATGAGTCAGCTTTTAAATGCTGTATCGCCTGAATTCGTTGAGGTATCGTATCCGGACCCGATAAAAGGGCAAACAACTAAAACGTTTTATGTTGGAGATAGGACGGCTCCGAGTTATTCATTTACTGAGAAGTTCAAGCCGTGGTCTGGCGCAAAATTTAATCTGGTAGAAAGGTAGGTTAGAACATGGATATATTTAGACGTAGAAAATTTGATGAAGCTATGTTTGCTAAGAACCGTACCCTTGCTATCAGAGTCGGTAATTACCAATCCAGTGACATCAAAGAGGCTCATTTTGATTATGGCTATATCAAGGGTGACACTTATAAGCCGGGCGGAACATGTGCAGGTAGCGGTAAAATCACGTTCACAAGTATTATTACTTCGTTCAATAAGTTAGATAAGATTTATCCAGAAATCGGTCTTTTGGTCGATGGTACTTACGAATGGGTCAAAATGGGTGAGTATTTCATCAATGATATTGAGATTGACCGAAATCGTAAAACGACCAAGCTTGATCTTATGGACGGGATGTTCAAGCTTAACCGTGAACATGTAACGGACTTGGCTTATCCAGCTGAAATCAGGCACGTAATCAAAGAGATTTGTCTGAAAACAGGTATCACATTAGCAAATGAATACATGGATATTACATCCATGAATTACAGAATCGAGCAGATTCCCAAAAATAAAAAAATGACATTCAGAGATGTTTTGAGTCTAGCTACTCAGATGCTTGGGATGTCTTGTTTTTTTAATCGAGAAGGAAAACTTGAAATCAAGGACTTGACTGACTCAGGTATCACAATTACAGCAGATAGCTACTTCATGCACGGTTTGACCAAGAGTGAAATTGAGTATCAGATTGCTGGGATAAGTTGTAAGAAAGACAAAGAGACTCTTACAGTCGGATTGCGTACTGGTCGCTCATTGGAATTGGATAATTTATTCATGACTCAATCGATTTTGGATAATCTTTATCACAAAATCAAGGATATTCGATACTATCCATTTAACTTGAACTACCAAGGCCATCTCTTGCTTAATGTGGGAGAATGGGTGACTATCAAGACGAATACTGGTGAGACGTTCAAATCGCCAATATTGAGCCAATCATTCACGTTTAAGGGCGGTTTGCGTGGTCGTATTAGTGCAGACAGTAAAGCTGGTAATGATGCGCAGTATTCATACGCAGGAAGCATAACGAAGAAGATTGTACAATTCAACGAATTTGAAAAACAAATCCAAAACCAAATTGAAGAGGCAGATAAAGGTTTTGACCAGAAGGTCTCAAAAATCAAGAAAGATTTTAATGATCAATTCGAACTCGCCAAAGCCAGAACCGAAGAAGTCAAACGTCAAATCTCAAGCGAAATCGACAAGAAGTTCCAGTCGTTCGATAATGCTTCAATCCAAGAAGCTAGGCGAAAAGCCGAAGAGGCTCTACGAAGTGCTGGTGCAAGTAACTCACTCGCTGAAGAAGCGAAACGAATTAGTGAGCGAGCAAGAGCAGACATTACTAATCTACAAGCATCATCTCAAAATGCTCTCAGCCAGATTGAGTCGTTCAAGACTCAATACGGCACGAAGCTAAACGAGGTTAAAAGCACTGCAGACGGTCTATTTTCTAAAATGGGCGCTGTTGAGACCTACATCAGCAAAGACGGTCAGCGACAAGAGAGTTTGCAACATTATGCACGAGATGAGAGCGCTCGTCAAGTCAGCGCAGTTCGTGAACAGATATCCAGAGACTATGTTGGTAAATCAACTTATCAAGAGGATGTGAGAGGTCTTGAACGTCGGTTTAGTGCGATAAGCACGCAGACTAACAATGATATTGCTACCAAAATAGCTCAATACAAGCAAACAGTTGATAGTCGATTTGCAAGCATTACATCGCAGATTGCTAACAAGGCAAATCAGACAGACTTCCAGCGAGTTCAAGAAACAAGTCGGCTATACGAGCGCATCATCGGTAGCAACGAGAATGACATTTCGAATAAGGTTGCTCGCATGGCTCTGACGAATCAGCTATTTCAAGTGGAAGTCGCTAAAAACCTTGGAAGTGATAATAACTTAATCGTCCGCTCGAAGTCAATGGACAGACATACGCTAGTCAATGAAGGCAATACTAAGAGAGTATTTGTGAATAACGGTATATTTACCATTAGATGCACTGGTAATTCAGGGTATACATTCGCAGGATTCACACTACCACTCTACATCGATAGAATGCCTAGAGGTGAGACCTATACTCTTAATTTTAAGTATCGTATTATGGGGCGATTAGACCATAATTTCGCGGTTGCTGCTAAAAATCACCAAGCAAATGATGCAATTTTTGCTTCAGATGTAGCCACAAGCTCAACTGCAGTTTCAAGCAGTTGGCAAGAGTTCAACGAAACGTACACTATCAGCAGAGATTTTGAATTTGGGAATAGCGAACTTTATCCACTTTATTTCTACTTAGCTCAAAATGGCTGGGTTGAAATTAAAGAGATTATGCTCGTTCGTGCGTCTCAAACAAATGGCTATAAAGCTAGTCAACTAGATGATATGTCTGAAGCAGTTCGCACGGTTCAAACTCAACTGGATGGTTCGTGGGCTGTTCAGAACATCAACTCAGCTGGAGATATCATCTCTGGTATCAATCTTGGAGCAAATGGGCACAATCGTATTACTGGTAAGTTGACCCACATAACTGGTGAGACTCTGATTGATAATGCAGTCATCAAGTCTGCTATGGTTGATAAGCTGAAGACAGCTAATTTTGAAGCAGGTTCAGTGACTACTACGGTATTAGGCGCTGAAGCAGTGACTGCTGACAAAGTGAGAATGGACCAAGCATTTGCTAACAAGCTAGTAGCAAGTAATATCTTCACTGATACTCTTGCGGCTAAACAGGCCTTTATCAACAAGCTTCGGTCAGTTGTAGTGTCTGCGACCTTGCTTGAGGGTTACAAGGGTCGAATCGGTGGATTCCAAATTGGTACGCACGATAAGGATCCTTCTGCTTACTGGTTGACTGGGACGAATCAATTCGCTGTCGGGATGAGTAATGGCTCTGGACGATGGTACCAGACTGCTCTTTGGGTCAACTGGGGGAAAAATTGGGATAATCCTGGAAACAATGCTTGGTTTGTAAAAAATAACGGTGAAATGAACTGTTATAATACCGCACATTTCTGGAATACTCCGGTTGTGAATGGAAATCTTCGAGTTACCGGCCGAATTTTTTATGACAGTCGTTCTTCAGGTGGTAAGTTTGGGTATTGGGTAAGCTCGTCTAGATATACATCTATCGAAGCGCACAACAGCTATCTCTATCTCTATCCTGACAGCGGGAAATACGACTGGATTCAGATGAATAAAGAAATCTCAGACCGTCGATATAAGCACAATATCGAAGATAGTACAGTCTCAGGCCTTGATATTATCAACAACTTGAAAACCTACAGTTATCGTAAAGAGTACGACGGTAAAACCACAGATATCTCATGCGGTATCATGGCCCAGGATGTTCAGAAGTATATCCCAGAAGCTTTCTACGAAAATCCAGACGGCGCATACTCATATCGCACATTTGAACTCGTGCCTTATCTTATCAAGGCAATTCAGGAACTCAATCAGAAATTGGAGGAAATAGCATGAATGAAGCAATCAATCAGCTAGTGTTGCAATCACTAGCTACTAAATTGGCTAAAAGTGAATTGGAATCAGCTCAAAATGAGGCGTTTTACCAACTCGCAACAAGTGAATTAAAAGCAATGAACGAGGTGCTGGAACACGACCCGGCTCTCAAAGAACTTTTCGAAGAAACAAAAGCAAAAATGCAAAAAGGAGAATAAAAAATGACACAAACATACGAATTAGCAAATGCCCCTTATTTCCGTCAACCTGAGAACGTAACGATTGTTACAATCAAAAAAGAACATGGCCAACGCTATAGCTACGAGCAAGCTGGCTTGTCTGGTGACCGTACGCATGAAAGTCAAGAAGTGCTTATCCAGGCTGTTCTTGATATGATTAAGGCTGAACTTGACCCAGCGAGCGCTATCGTTCAGACACAAGCGAAATTGGAAGAAGCGACTCATGAACTTGCTGAAACTAAAGCTAAACAAACTGCTACTGATGAAGCAGTTAAACATAACCAAGAAGAAACCGACCGTTATGGAAAGATTATCCATGCGGTCGTTTTAAATGCCGTAGCAGGTAAGACAATCGCTTATGGAACCAACTACAAGGAATTGGTTGAACTCATTCCACTTGCAGAAGTTGGTAAGCATTACATGGCACATGACTTAATCACGATTGAAGACCCTAACCATGCGGAAGTTAACGGTGAAGGTAAGCGTGTCTTGGTTCAGCTTAACCGTGAATTTACTTACAATGGCGAACCAGTCAGCGACTTTGCTCGCAATGGTCGTCTTGAACTTGACGGAACAGGCGCAGCATGGAAGTTTGAACCTAAGGAATAGAGGTGGCTATGGACATCTTACAATCAACAGAACATTTCTTTATGAACGTGCTACCAGTAGCCACACCAATCGTCGTGGCTTGGCTTGGCTATAAAATGCCGAAGAAGACTAAAGAACAGACAGACCAAATCATTTCAGAATTGAATGATGTCAAGAAACAAATCAAAGATGTCCAGGTTACTGCCGATGAGAACAATTTCAAAATTGACGAAGTACAGGAGAAATTGAAGTTACACGACGAGGCGCACCTAGTAACCATGAGGATGCGTCTTGATCGTGATATTCGAAGGGCTATCCGTCGTGGATTTACCACAAAGGACGAGTTCTATGTGGTCGAAAATATGCACAAAAGCTATAAAGCTCTTGGAGGTAATGGCTACATTGACCACTTGTACAACAATTTTGAATCATTGCAGATTAGGGACGACATCTTAGTTGAAGACGAGAAAGGGGCAAAGAATGGCTTATGTTCTTAATTCAACCAATCTAGAACAAGTGGACGGTGGATTTTTAGTTAAGCAGGGCGATGTGTCTTCCACATTTGCCTTTTCTTTACTTGATGAAAATCATGAGCCGATTCCACATCTTGAAGGACAAGAGGCATCTATCACGTTGACGAGAGGCCAGGAACAACTACGCAAGACGGCAGTCGTGACAAATGGTGCAGTTTCCTTTAATTTGGGCATGGTTTTACCTGCTGGCTTATATCGAATCGAGGTAGCAGTGGGAGGATATACATTCCCAAGCGACGACTCGACTCAAATTAGAATCACAAAATCGGATAAGAATCTGGTCACAGAAGAAATCCACTCTCTAAAAGAGTTGGATGTCGCTGAAGAAATTAAAAAGCAGCTTGCAGGAAAGACTGTAGGTAGCGATGGCATAGTGAGTCAGGAGTTTCCTGACCTACTCTTTTATTACAACTTAGGAAAGGTCTAGGAATATGGACACAACAAAATTAACGGCATTCGCACAAGCGGTTGGTGTTGACATCAAGGAATTGAAACAACTGCTCAATGGGAAGATTGATAATGCGACAGTTACACAACTGATTGAGCAGGCTAAAACTGCAGTCAAAAATGATATTTTGGGCGAGGGTGTATCTGAGGATTTGAACACCCTCAAGGAAATTGCTGAGAAAATCTCTAGCATGAGTGGCGATACTGAAGGCGCAGTCGTGCAAAAACTAGCTGACCTTGGCCGTCGTATCGACGAATTTGCAAACCTTGACCTGGTTGCAACATATAACGCAGCGAAAGCGTGAGTGCCATGAGCAATTTAGATGAATTTGCTCAAGCAGTTGGCCGTGATGTGAAGCGATTCGAAACGGATTACACAAGCAAAGCAGAGCTTGAAGCGAAAGATTACATTGAGGGGAAAACAGAATACCAAATTTTGAAGTACCAAGTGGAATCTTTAGTAAAGCAAACGCAGACTTTACAGGAGCAGCTGGTTCTTATTAAACCTGCACCGAAAAGGGCGCCGATGGCTCATACGTTGGATAGATCAAGTGTTCCATGGACAATCTGGTTTGATAACGGATGTGGCTTACAACTGCCATCGTATGCAGAAACAGCTACAATCTATGGTTACGGTCAAAGTATTGATTTACAACATAAGGAATGGGATGCGTTCCCACTTGTCGGGAATATCATTTCATTGTCAAGAGGGACATTGACATTAGATAATGTAAAGAATACAGTAAACGCAATATATTGGGCAGAGGATACAACTGTCTTAAATCCTATCAAAAACAAAGATGATTACACCTGGATAACTGCCCGCTGTGGCGAAAAAGGCAGTAAGCATCAATGGGCGTGGGAACGTGAAGCAAACATTGTTCGAGTTATGTATCAATTGGGCATTTGGGACGCTAAAACCGTTGAAAGCTTAGGCGCAGTAAGGCGCTAGAAAGGAAAACATATGACACAATTTAATGAATTTATCATCGCTTTTGCGACAGGCTTTTTAGCAGTGGCAACAGGCAGCATCGTAAAGGCAGTAAAAGACTATCTTTTACGAAAAGGTGGAGAAAAAGCGGTAAAAATCGCTGAAATCTTAGCTAAGAACGCAGTCAATGCCGTTGAGCAGGTAGCAGCTGAAACAGGCTACAAAGGTGATGAAAAACTGGAGCAAGCCCGTGATAAAGTCCGAGCTGAGCTGACCAAATATAACATTAGCATGACTGACAAGGACCTCGATACATTTGTCGAGTCAGCAGTGAAGCAGATGAACGACGCTTGGAAAGGAGACGATGCTAATGTCTAAAAAACAAGATATGATTAACGACCTCATTGCTCATGCGGATGCTGGGACTGGGGTTGACTATGATAAGATGTACGGCTATCAATGTGCTGATGTGACGTGCTACGGAATCTACGAGTATTTCGGTACTCATCTGTGGGGAAATGCGATTGATTTACTACGGTCCGCAGAATCAGCAGGCTTACAAGTCGTCTATGGCGCTCAATATCCAAAAGCTGGCTGGTTCTTCGTTAAGAACTTCGTGGCAGGCGATGGAGTGAATTATGGCCATACTGGTCTTGTATATGAGGATTCAGACGGCTCTACCATCAAGACAATCGAGCAGAATATTGACGGGAACGCTGATTTCTTGGAAGTCGGTGGTCCTTGTCGTTACAACGAGCGCTCTGTTGATTCGATTGTGGGGTATATCGTGCCGCCTGAAGAAGACGAATCAGGTTGGAAGCATGATGGTACAGGCTGGTGGTGGCGTCGCAAAGACGGCTCATATCCAACCGCTAAATTTGAAGCAGTTGATGGAAATTGGTTCTACTTCAACGAAAACGGCTATATGTATGCGAATCAATGGCTACATCATACAGATGGTAAGTGGTACTGGTTTGACAAAGATGGCTACATGGCCAATAGTGGTTGGAAGAAGATCAATGGCAAATGGTACTATTTCAATGCAGACGGTGCCATGCAGACTGGATGGGTTAAATATTACGAGAAATGGTATTACCTCAATTCAGAGAATGGTGACATGGCATCGAACACTTTCGTACCATACAACGGTGGCTATTACCTCATACTTGAAGATGGACGCTTGGCTGACAAGGAAGCGTTCGCTATTGAGCCAGACGGCTTAATTACTACTAAATAATCTTGAAAATAAATAGAAAGGAAACTTTCTAAATTGTTCTTTCACCGCAGGCTCAGGCTTGCGGTTTTTTTGTTTGTCTAAAAAAGGTTGGATTTAAAATCCAAGCTATTTATTTGAAAGTAGTTTCAGAATTAAAAAAAGTAATGATTTTTTCACTACTTTTTTTATTTTTTTACGAATAGATAAGTAAGGAGGATAAATAAATGAAAATCTTAAATATTGAACTAACAAGCATTGATAAAACTGACTTAGGTTTCGAGCATTGGATAGCTGTAACTTACCAGGTGCCGATTTTGAAAAATGAGTACACGGTCAAGCTGTTGCTGCTCATGGAATGCAAGATAGAGGACCAGGAAGTGATTGAGTATCTGGTCATCACTTGGAAGTATCGTGATTTGGTACTGCATTCGGTGCAGATGTATGAGATGGAAAGAGAAGGTGCAGGACTGTGAAAATAAATTTTCATGTATTTTACTCTAACTTATCTT